AGAACGCAAATCAGGTTCAATGGCCCGGGCAGTTTGCCCCGCCAACGAGTCGAGGGACGCAATGGTTCCGGTTCGACAACGCCTTCACGAGCGGATCGCCCGGATGGCGAGAGATGAACTGGTTTGCTTTTTTTCAGGGCAGTGGGTCCTCGCTTCCCGCCGGCGTCTATGAAGGCGGCCTGAATGAGTTCAACCAGCGTACTCCGTTTTCGCCGATTCTCTGCCCGTTCTGGAGTAACGACACACCGTCCGTCATCTCGACGAACTGGAAGCTCGCCGGGCATATCCCGGATTGTCGTCTGGTGTCAATGGACGGGCGCGAGCCGGGCGAGACGATCACCCTCGGGTCCGATACGTGGCACATCTTCCCGGTCCATCGAAAGACAACCGACGGAATCTCTACGACATCCTCGGCCTACGCAAACACGAACGTAGCGGGGCCGGCCCCGAACAACGACTCGAACATGGCCGGGTACGCCTATCGAGAGGTCGGCCCGACGATCTAGGAGCCCGCGGTGGCAACTACAATCATTGACTGGGTTGAGCCGGGCGGAGTCGGCGGGGTAAACACCGTTGGCGAGTTCATCACCCCTCCGGTCACGTCGTCCGAGCGTGGGATCACCCCGGCTATCGGCACGGGACTACCCTTTCCGCCGCCGTACCAGCCCACCCCTACGCCCTTCGCGCACAGCCCGGGCGAGACCCTCTCTGGGGTATTCGACGAAGAGGTCATCTTCGCGAATCTCCCGACGCCCCCGGGGCCGGCGGCTCCACCCGCGGTGCTGCTCAATGCCGACGGCTTCCTATGCCCCGGCTACGAGACGGATCTGTACGGGCGCATCCATCTGATCCCGCTCAACGCCGTGCTGGGCAACGTGCTCGCGGAGACAGTGCTGCTCGTCGAGGTGTGGAACGCCTTCTTTATCCCACAGACCCTCGACTCGATCACCCCAACGGGCAATACCGGCATCGTGCTCGTGCAGCCGGTGCCCCCGGGCGCCCCGCCGGCCGTGTTCCCCGAGACGAGCTCGTTCATCTACACGTTCACCATCCAAGAGGACGGCCCGGCCGCGATCAACGCGACCTTCACCTTCGACTTCACGGTCGATGCGCCCGTCCTGACGATCACCGGCACGCGCGTCGTCACTCTGGCGTTCTGCCCGGAGAGGCCGATCAAGGAAGTGCTCGAGTGGAAGACGGACGTCCTAGAGGTGTTCGACGGGTCCGAGTTCCGCATCCGCGACCGGAAGTTGCCCCGCCAGCAGTTCGCACTGGAATATCTGATCACCGACGAGCGGTCGCAGGCCGTTTTCCGTAACAACGTCACAGGGCAGGCGGGCCGCTCGTTCGCCATCCCGGTCTGGACTTTCGGCCGCCCGCTTCTGGCGGACTTGAGCCCCGGCGATCAGGTGATCCAGGTGGATACCACGAACGCCGACTTCCGGGACAGCACGGCCGATGACGCCGAGTCCGTGATCTTGTGGCGGAGCGAGTTCGACTTCGAGATCGCTCAGGTAGGCATCGGCGGCCTCTCCGCGAATCAGATCGTCCTCGAGCGCCCGCTGGAACAGGCGCATACGGTGCTCGGCACGGAAGTGCTGCCGATCCAGATCATGCTCGGCAAGGACCCGATCAAGTGGGCCATGACGCAGAACAACGTCATGAGAGCGCGCGTCGAGTGGCTCTCCGAAGCCGTGGCTGATCTGGCCGAGATCGACGCTAACCTGACGATCTTCGACGGCTTGCCGGTTCTCACCGGGTTCAACTTCATAGACACGACGGTCGAGGAGAGTGTCGCGCGGAAGTATGACCTGTTCGACACGAAGAGCGGCGTATTTCAAGCCATCTTCGGGCGCACCGTCGTCGAGTTCGCATCCCGCAAGGGGTTCGAGACGGTCACCGCCCAGGACTCGTTTGATCTGCGCAAGCTGCTCTACGCCCTTCGCGGGAAGCAACGGAGCTTCTGGTTCCCCACGTTCCGCAACGACTTCCTCCTGCAAAACGCCTCGATCACCTCGGGCGCGCTGACTTTCTCCTCGGAGCCGGTTGACTACGAGCGATTCATCGCCCAGCAGGAGCCGTTCGCCTCGTTCATGATCCTCCTGAATGACGGCACCCAGTTCTTCCGCCGGATCACCGGCGTCACGTTCGACGAGACCGGCGGCCCGAGCGGGGAGCCCACCGAGATCGTCAGCTTCACGCCCTCACTGGGCCAGACTGTCAATGCCGCGGACGTCCGATTCATCAGCTATCTCATTCGCTCGAGGTTCGGATCTGATAAGATCACCCTCAATCACGCACGCAGGGACAATCTGTCCGTGCGAGTCCCCGTCATTGGAGTGAAACAATGAGCTTTCTAACACAAGAAGAGTCCGTAGAAGACGCGCAGCCGATTGAGCTGTTCCGGTTCTCCAACCTCGAGGACACCTTTACCTACACGTCCGGGCAGCAGGACGTCGTTTTCCAGGCCGAGACCTACACTCCCAACGCGATCACGCGGGGCTCTGACGACGTACAAACGCTCGACTCAAAACGTCAGGTGGTCGTCAAGATGCCCGTAGACGACCCGTTCGTCGTCCGGTACATCGCGACTTTGCCGGCCACCCAGGACACGTTTCAGCTTTTCAGGTTGCATTCGACGGATACGCCGACGCCGGAAGTCCAAGAGATTTTCTGCGGCAAGGTGACGAACGTCGCGATCTCAGGCAACGAGGCACTCGTCAATATCCTCTCCTTCGGGTCCATCTTGGCCCGCCCGATCCCGCAGCAGACGAGCCGTAACCTCTGCAACCACATCCTCTACGACTCACGCTGCCAAGTGGTCGATACCCAGTTCAGCATGGGAGTCACGGTCACCGCAATCTCGAGTGACGGCGTGACCATCACGGTCAGTGGCGGCTCGAACATCATCCTTGATACCAGCCTTGAGCTCTCGGCGCAGCTCACGGCGGACGCGGCCTTTTTCAACGGCGGTCTGCTCGAGCGGGGCGTGCTCGAGCGACGAATGGCCCGTGAGGTGCTCGACGTCGGCGGGAACATCGCGACCGTCGTGATCTTGATCCCGTTCGCCACGGTCAGTGTCGGCGGCTCACTCACCCTGTTCGCGGGCTGCGATCACCAGTTTCCTACTTGCCGTGTCAAGTTCGCTAACCAGCGACAGTACGGCGGCTTTCCTTACGTCCCCCGGAAAAATCCTTTCACGGTCGGCGTCGAAGCATAGGAGGGACCCCCACTTTGTTCGCTCTCATAATGCTGATCATCCAGATCGTGCTCTTCGTGGTCTCCTTGTTCATGAACAAGCCGGCCTTCGAGAATGCACAGCCCAAGAGTCTTGGCGACTTCCAATTCCCAACGGCCGTGGAAACCCGCGCCATTCCGATCGTGTGGGGCACCACCGACATCCGCGGCCCCAACGTGATCTGGTACGGCGATCTGAAAATCATCAAGATCACCCGCAAGGTCAAGAGCGGGTTTAGCAGCAAGAAGGTCACCGTCGGGTTTCGCTACTTCGTCGGCATGCACCTCCTGCTCTGCTACGGGCCGATCGACCGCGTGGTCCGGCTCGAGATCAGCGACAAAGAGGCTTCGACTGATGTCGTAGGTCCCTTCGGTGATACCGGGGTTGACTACGTGATCAACGCGCCGAGCTTGCTCGGGGGCAAGGAGAAGGGCGGCGGCGTTCGCGGGACCTTCCGAATCTACGGTGGGCGGCCCAACCAGATCGAAGATCCCTACCTGATCACCCGCGGCCCCGGTCTCGGGGACGCCACGCTCATCCCCGGCTACGTCGATCTCGCGCACGCGGTGTGGGAGCAAGGTGAGGTGGGCGAGTCTACCTCTATCGGCGCCTACATCTTCCGCGTGACCCGGTTCCCGGACAACCTCGGACTAGCCGGCGACGGCCATATCATCCGGGGCACCGTGAGTGACGGTGACGCCAACCCGGCTGAGGCCATCTTCGAGATTTTGACGAGTGTCGTCTTCGGCTTGGCCCTCGACATCTCGAGAATCGACACCGCCAGCTTCGTCACGGCGGGTGACACCCTTGCTTCTGAAGGCAACGGGATGTCACAGATCGTGGATACAATCCGGCCCGCCGAGGACATCATCAAGGACATCCTGCGGCAATGCAACGCCGTTCTCTTCGAGAACCCTAGCGGGCAGTTTACGCTGAAGCTGATCCGCAACGACTTCAGCTTCCCCAGCCTGCCGATCTTCGACGAGACGAACATCATCAACGTGGATTCGTTCAGCCGCCACTCGTGGTCGGAGACGCAGAACCACATCAACCTGGGATACACCGATCGCACGAAAGAGTTCATCGACACCGGCGCGATGGCACAGGATACCGCGAACTTCCGCACCCAGCAGCAAGAAGCCCGGGCCGACTTCAACTACCCCGGTGTGGCACACCCCACAAACGCCCGAGAGATTGCCGAACGCGAGCTCTTGGCGTTCAGCTTCCCGTTCCCGAAGGTCGTCCTTACGGTAAACCGCGAGGGTGCCACGCTGCGCCCGGGTGATGTGATTCGCTTCTCGTGGGCGAAGTTCGGACTGGTCGATATGGTGCTCCGCGTCATGATCGTCGATTTCGGTGATCTGCTGAACGGCGAGGTGAAGCTCAACTGCGTGCAGGACGTCTTCCGGCTGGCGGAGACCATCTTCTCCGACCCGAACCCGACGGACTGGATTCCGATCGACACGACCGCCGTGGCATTCACGATCGAGCAGGTACGCGCGACACCGCGTCTGTTCCTGAACCTCTCGTTCTTCACGGAGGGCGAGCTCGACCCGGCTCTGGGTGAGCGTGTGCAGTCCGTGGCCGTTCGGCCGTCCGGCCCCACGATCCAATTCGAGCAGTTTACCGACGTCGCGGACGGCCAGGGCTTCGTCGGCGCCGCCGGCCGGAGCGACGGGCTGACGCCATTCGGCACCCTCGTGAACAACTATCCCGAGGAGACCCCGGACATCGAAGTTAGCGATCTCCTGATCTTCGACGACGAGGTGGATCTCGAGGTGCTCGAGGATGCGCTCGGGGCGGCCGAGATCAGCGACGGGAACAACCTCGGCTACATCGAAGGTGCCGCCGCGGACGGGTCGCAGGACGAAATCTTCGGCTGGGAAAACCTGATCGACAACCTGAACGGCACGTTCACCCTCCAGAACGTCCACCGCGGGTTGATGGATACGAAGGCCCGTGCCCACACCGCGGGCGCGCGCATCTTTCTGTTCTCGGACGGTCAGGCGATCTCGGATGACGTATTCCTGCCGGCCCAAGCGATCACCGTCAAGCATCAGTCCGAGACGACCGCGGACGATCTGGACATCGCAGGCGCGGCGGCCCTGCCGCTCACGTTCACCGACCGTGTGCGCCGGCCTCACCACCCGGCCAACGCGACGATCGACGCCGTGCGCTTCCCGGTCGCGAGCGCCTTCACTACCGATCTGGACGTGGCGTGGGGCCACCGAACGAACGACGAGCAGAAGATCGCAGACGCGGACGTCGTGAGCCCGAAGGCGCAGGACACCGAGGTGGAATACGTCCTCGAGTTCCGCCACATGGTCACGGCCGCGGTGCTCAACACGTTCGTCCTTGACACGAACAGCCCGCCGCCCACGGACGGGACGTGGCTCAGCTACATCTACCGTCAAGCGCTCATGCAGACCGACACGGGTCAGGTGGGCCAGTTCCCCTTCGAGGTCAGGCTCAACTCCCGGTTCGCGGCTGGCGCCGTGAACAACCCAGCCCTGCTCGCCTCGGCGCAGACGCTCATTCAGCAAGTCAGCGGCGACATCGGCGGAGCGGCGTTGCAGTCGGTCGATCTTGACGGGTCCACCGAGTTCCTCGCCAACACGTCGAACAATACGCGCGGCTACGGGAACGAGTGGTCGCACGAGATTTGGGTCAAGTGGAACGCACTGGGCGGCGGCGCCGAGACGCTCAAGGTCTTCGACCCCACGGGCACGAATAACAACCGGATCGAGCTCTCGGTCGCGGCGGCCACGGTGGGCCAGCCCTTCACGGCCATCCTGCACGACTCGGCCGGTACGGTGTTCAAGGACTTCGACTTCGGGTCGATCCCGGCCGTCGGCGTATGGACCCAGATCCTATTTACGTTCAATGGTTCGGCCAGCGGTGACCCGCTGATCGTCATTCAGGACGGGGTTGATGTGACGGGCAGCGCCACGCTCAACACCGACACGACTGGCACCATGACGAACGGCGCGGGTCAGGTGATCGTGGGCGTGGATGACACGCTCCTCGCCGGCTTCCTGAACGCCCGGGTGTGGGGCATCAGCGAGTGGACTCGAGCTCTCACGGTCGCCGAGGCGCTGGCGCTCTGGAATGCCGGGAATGGCTCGGCAGTCAACCGCCGCTTCGACTTCGGCAACTACGCCGGCGCCTTCGACAATCAGCACCTTTGGGACTTCCGCGAGACCGCGAGCATCGGGGCCGACTTCGGCAACGAGGACCCGAGCGAGACCGGGAGTCCGATCGACATCCTGACGAATGCAGTCGGGGTGACCGCGGCGGATCTCGTCGCGGACACGCCGTAATGCCGTCCTTCGGCCGACAGAGCCTCCACCAGCTCCGCTCGTGCGACCCCCGCCTGCAAGCGCTCTTCGCGCGCGTGGTCGCGGGCTACGACTGCACGGTCATCTGCGGGCACCGGGGCGAGGAGGCGCAGAATAAGGCGCGCCGCGCCGGGCGCTCGAAGCTCTGGTTCCCGAACGGGAATCACAACGCCTACCCATCCACGGCTGCGGACGTGGCGCCGTACCCGATCGACTGGCAGAACTCCAAGCGGTTCTACCACTTCGCCGGCTTCGTGCTCGCCACGGCCCGGGAGATGTGCATCTCGATCCGGTGGGGCGGGGACTGGGATTCAGACAACGATCTCGACGATCAGACCTTCAACGATCTGGTCCACTTCGAGATCGACGAGGAAGCTCCGCTTTGAGCTAACGCTCGGCGGGGCGGGCGGGTCGTCATTTCGGGGGTTGTGGCGGCCCGCCCCTCTACTTCAAAAGGCCCGGCACCTAATGGTGCCGGGCCTTTTTTGCGTCCTGGGTAGGGCAACGACCCAGGCCGAGTGTGAGGGACAGCGCAGTCAAGAACCCTCGCTGCAATGGTCCCGCTAGCAGGGCGCACCCTCATGTTCGGCGTGTGCTGAGCACCGCGGTCGCGACCCCCAGCCCCGAAGTTGTGGGCACTGGGTGATTCGCGGTTAGCTCTTTTTGCTAC